CGGGTATTAACTTTTACGACCATAGTTCACTAACCGCTTATGCAATTGAAATGATTGAAGAAGATAGAGCAGATTCACTATACGTAATGTCTTCACCTAATTTAACAACATCTGATGAAGTAATTGATGCGTTAGACGGTGTGGCAATTGATAGTAACTACTCAGCAACTTACTGGCCATGGATACAAGTTAGAGATGTGGATAACGCTACTCAACTATATATTCCACCTACAGGTGAGGTATTGAGAAATATTGCACTTACTGATAATGTTTCATTCCCATGGTTCGCTGTGGCTGGTTATTCAAGAGGTTTAGTTAATTCTATTAAAGCATTTAAAAAATTAACTCTTGATGAAAGAGATGATTTATATAAAAATAGAATTAATCCAATTGCGACATTTGCTGATACAGGGACAATTATTTGGGGTAACAAAACTCTTCAAGTAAGAGAATCTGCATTGGATAGAATTAACGTAAGAAGATTACTTTTAAGAGCGAGGAAATTAATTTCAGCAGTAGCAATACGATTATTGTTCGAACAAAATGATGAACAAGTTCGTAATGAATTCTTGAGATTGGTTAACCCAATACTTGAAGCGATTAAAAGAGAAAGAGGTTTATTCGAATTCCGTGTAACGGTTTCAAATGACCCAGAGGATATCGATGCTAACACATTGAGAGGTAAGATTTATATCAAACCAACTCGTTCTCTTGAATTTATTGACGTAGAGTTCATTATTACACCAACAGGAGCATCATTTGATAATATATAATAAAAAGGGGGGGTTTATCCCCTCTCTTTTATATGTTTCGTGTGGAACAATAAAAATATAAAAAAAATAAAATTATAAATTACCCAGTATATGCACCAGTATTCTAGTACCAGTATTTCTAGTTTTAATTATTCTAGTTTATCTAGACTAGTTAATCTAGTTCTTAATATGTGGCCTAGTATACTAGTATGGAAAAAATACGAAAAAAAATTGACATAATCAAGGGTTGGTCAAGAATTTTTTCATTTTTTCAGATACAACATATTTATAAGAAAGATAAAAATAAAAAAAATTAAAACAAAATATTGACATGGCAGATTTATTGATGAAAATGCCGGTTCCTTACGAACCGAAAAGAGTTAACCGATTTATCCTAAGATTCCCTTCTTCTTTGGGTATAAACGAATGGTATGTGGCATCTGCTGCTAGACCAAGTGCTAAAATAAATTCAGTTGCAATTCCTTTCATTAACACCTCAACTTATGTTGCTGGTAGATTTGAATGGAATGAAATAAGAGTAACTTTTAAAGACCCAATCGGTCCTTCAGCATCCCAAGCGTTAATGGAATGGTTCCGTTTACATGCTGAGTCTGTAACAGGTCGTATGGGTTATGCTGCTGGTTATAAGAAGGATATTGAATTGGAAATGTTAGACCCAACGGGGGTTGTTGTTGAAAAATGGATTCTACAAGGTACGTTTATCACCGATTTGAATTTCAACGAACTTGATTATTCAAGAGACGATGTTGCATCAATCACATGTTCATTAAGAATGGATAGATGTATTCAAGTTTACTAATATTATAAACAAATCTGTCAATATAAAAGGTCTCTCAAAAGGAGACCTTTACTTTTTTATAAAAGTTCTGTAAATTAAACTAGTTATAACAAAAATAAACATGGAAGAATTTAGAGTTGACCCAACAATCGCATATGACGTTGTTGAATTACCATCAAGGGGTATATTTTACAACAGTAAGAAAAAATCATTAAGAGTTGCGTACTTAACCGCTGCGGATGAAAATATACTTTCTGCACAAAATTTAATTCAAAGTAATACTGTTATCGATGAATTATTAAAAAGAAAAATTTTAGATAAAGATTTTGATTTAGAAGAATTGGTTGATGAGGATAGACAAGCGGTTTTAATCTTTTTAAGAAGTACCGCTTTTGGTCCTGAATATAAATTTTACCTAACTGATTCTAAAACCCAAGAGGAATTTTCTGCTAATGTAGACATTAGTGAAATGTCATTTAAAGAATTTACATTAGAACCCGATTCTAATGACGAATATAGATTTACAATGCCAAAAAGTAATGTTGATATAACATTTAAATTTCTAACAAAAAAACAACAAAAAGAAATTGACGAAATTGAAAAAAGTTGGAATGGAATAGGTGTACCACCAATTGTAACCAAACAACTTGAGTTTATGATTAAATCTGTTGCTGGTAATAAAGACCAAATGAATATAAGGAATTTCATTGATAAATTACCAATTAAAGATTCTCAAGAATTTAGAAAATTCGTAAAAGAAAATCGTCCATCATTAAACCTATCAAAAGAAGTAAAAACCCCGTCAGGAGACACAATCCAAGTTCAAATTGGGTTCGGGGTTGAGTTTTTTCGCCCTTTCTACGGACTATAAAAAAGGTCAATTAGACGAAATACTTTATTTAGTAAAGAGGGGGTTCTCTTATGGGGATATTCTTTCTATGCCCATTTATATTAGAAGATATTATATAAACTACATGATGGAATTAGAAAACAATACTCAATAATATTTATTGATATGGCTGAAGTTACCGAAAAAGGAATTGTTGATTCTTCTAATTCATTTGATGAAGCAAGGAGAGGATTTGAAAATGCACCAAAAGACTCTAGATTAGATTATAATAAATTTTTAAATTATGCAAACAAAAAATTTGGTGTAGGTTCTAAAACCCCTGAAACCAAATCAACAGGTATTAATACAACAAGTGCATATACAATACAAAATATGGGACAATCAGTTTCAAGTTATAATGCTGGTTCTGATTTAATACAACCAAGTGAAATTGCCACAGGTATTACTGACGTATTGAAAGATTTAGTTGGTGATGGTGGTGGTATTACAAAGGCCGCTAGTACTGTAATGACAAAAATTCTTGAAAGTGCGTTAAATGGTGTCTCAGATATTCTTAAAAAAGAAGTTGAATTACACAATGATTTAAATTCAAGAATTGGTATAACTGGTGATTTATCGAGACAATATAGAACAGAACTTATCGAAACACTACCATCTATTGTTAGAATGGGTTATGGTTTTAATGATTTAAAAGAAACCGTTATTGGTATGATGAACGAACAAGGAAAGTTCGCGATGTACAATAAAGATGTTCTTGGTAATATGGCGGTAACATCTAGAGCCTTTGTTGGTGATTTAGAAAAGATGGGTGAGGTTTTAGGTAAATATGAATTGACAGGTATTGGTGCAGGTGATGCTTTAGAAAAAATTAATGAAGCGGGTAAAAGTTCTTTATCATTAGGATTAAGTGCTAGAAGAGTAGGTTCCGAAATTGAATCTAGTATATCTAAATTAAATCAATATGGTTTTAAAAACGGATATGAGGGATTAACAAGAATGGCACAAAAATCTATAGAATTTAAGTTAAGTATGAATGAAGTATTTGACTTAGCTGAAGAATTGTTTGACCCCGAAAAGGCGATATCTCTATCTGCAGAATTACAAGCGATAGGGGGTGCTATAGGTGACTTCAATGACCCTCTAAAATTAATGTATATGGCAACTAATGATGTTGGTGGATTACAAGAAGCTATTGTTGGTGTTGCGGGTTCCCTCACAACATACAATAGTGAAATGGGTAAATTTGAAATATCGGGGGTTAATTTAAGAAGAGCAAGAGCACTAGCTAAAGAATTAGGTATTGATTATGAAAAATTAGCCGAAACGGCAATAAAATCTGCCGAAAGGTCAAGTGCGGCAACTGAGTTACTTTCTCAAGGATTAAATATTGATGACAAACAAAAGGAATTTTTAACCAACATATCACGTATGGAAGGTGGTAAAATGGTTATTGATATTCCTGAAAATTTAGCGGAAAAATTAGGTACACCAACTAGAGTAGCATTAGAGAGTTTAGACCAAACAACCGCAAACGCATTACTTGAAAACCAAAAAGCGTTTGAAAAAATGTCACCCGAGGACATTGCAAAAGGACAATATACTGAAACACAAAAAATGGCATTAACCATTTCAGAAATTTCGGCAATCCTAAAAGTTCAATTTGCAGGTGCAGCAAGACAAGCACTCAAAAAGGTTGATGAAAACGTTACCTCACCGGCAAATAAAGAATTAGAAAATGCGATTAAAGGTATTGGTGAGTCTGGTAAATTATTAGGTCAATATAAAGTAAAAGCATACTCTGAGGGTGGTCAATCTATAAAAGAATCAACTCTTCAACCAATGGGGGTTGATAATAAAAAAGAAACAAAAACAGAAACCCCAACAGGGGGTGGTGAAAAATCAATTAAAAAAGAAGTGGTTGTTTCGTTTACTAGTACTGGAGCCGTAACTGATTTCATGAAAAGAGGAATGTTGAACGACCCGGAAATGGCTGAAAATATTAGAAATACCATTTTACCAGAATTCGGTGACTACACTGGTCCAATAACACCGTTTGTGTGATAAATAAAAAAATAAAATAAGACCTATTTATAGAATAAATGCCAACATATTTAGATTTTAATAGTACAAAATCATTTAGGGACTTTCTAATATCGAAAACCTTAAAT